TCTCGATATATACAGCCCCCAGCGTAGCAGCGGCTACCGCGACTCCGACGCCTAGGCTATGGTCAGACAGACCCCAACCGCATCGTAAGTCGCCTAGCCGCCAAGCATGATTCGCAAGCGTTATCAGATTCGCGTCCGCCACATCGGCAGGGTAGGCACTTGTGCATTTCAGTAACGTTACAGCTTGGAGGCCGCTAACGGCCTCGCAGGCTCTGCGAATTTCCACCTCTGTCGCCATCCCGGTCGAGAGGATCATGGGCTTGCCCTTGCTAGCCATGTAGCGGATCAGGGGCAGGTCTGTTAGCTCGAAACTCGCTACCTTGTGGCGGTCAACGCCCAGTTCCTCTAGGTAGTCCACCGCTCGCATATCAAATGCAGCAGCAAATGGCACCATGCCTAGCGATTTGCACCGCTCGAAGATAACCGGGAACCACTCCCAAGGCGTATATGCCTCTTCGTACAGTTCTGCTAGCCTGCGCCCTTTCCACGGCCCGCTGTCCAGTGTGTAACTGCGGTCCAGGCACATCGTACCCGCCGTCCAGCATTGCATTTTGAACCCGGATGCGCCCGCCTTGGCTGCGGCGTCAACGATTGCCAGCGCCCGATCTAGGCTGCCAAGGTGGTTACAACTTAACTCCGCGACGATGAAAGGACTCATAAGCGGTACGTTTCCTGTATGTGAACGAACCCCATGCTCTCGAATAGCGCCTTGCTGGCTAGGTTCCCCGGTGCGATGTTCGCTAGATATTTCCCCGGATAGCGGGCCATCAGTTCACGGATAGCCGCCTTAGCTAACCCCTGCCCCCGGTGCGCCTTGAGCACACCAATGCCTATTTCCTTGCGCGAGGTCAGGTAGATACACCCGGCAGGGCTACACCCGTCGTTGAACCAGTCCCACGCCACGTATGGCCTGGATTTGATGAATGAGCAGTGGTCATCCCATGTCGGCACGGTTTCGTGGCTGATGTTCTGCCACGGCTCGCGCTCTTGTAACAGACGGTATGGCAGCCACCAGAGGTCAGGCGCGGTATAGAGGCTTTGCAGTTTCATAGCCGTACCTCTAGATGCTTGGCTAGGAACTTCGCCGCCCCTCTAGGCGTGGCGTCAGTGAACGCGAACAGCGCCCCCACAGCGCAGGCATCAGCACCGGCTTTGAACGCTTCCAGCATGTCGGGATAGCCCGAGCAGCCGCATGAGGCAATCACTGGAATGCTTACAGCGGCGGATACGGCGCGGATCGTGTCTAGGTCATAGCCGGTCATCAGGCCGTCTCGCTCCATGCTTTGTAACAGTATCTCGCCAGCGCCTAACTCCTCGAAGCTGCGCGCCAACTCCGCTCTGTCATCACCCCCCGTGTTGTCATAGTCAAGCGAATAGACAATAGCCTGCCGCCCGAACCGCTGCGCTGCCTCGTTAATGACTCTCCACCCGAGGCCAATGCAAACCTTGTCCGCCCCCGCCCGCAACAGGTCGTCAATGTCCTGCAACGACTTGACCCCGCCGCCGACCGTAATCGGGATGTAACAGTCCTCCGACAACTCGCGCACCAGATCAAGATCAGGCCCGCGCCCCTCCTTAGTGGCTGTTACGTCGAGGATCATCAGTTCGTCAACCCCGCGTGCGGCATGGATGCGAGCCGCCTGCGCTGCGTGGCCTATGCTGCGCCAAGGGTTGAACCGCTCACCCTTTACGAGAGTGTGACCACTAACTAACATGCAGGGTATAATGCGCTTGGCTAGAGTCATATCGTGCAGCGGAAGCGCTCCATCAGTGCGTCGAGTCGTTCCCGATTGACATCAATCCGGTCTAGCACATCATCGACAAGTACCCCCGCGTAGTACAGCGGGAACTGGCCGTCGAACGAATTGACCCAATTCAGCGCGAATCCTCTCGACTCCCTACCTGAGCGCACATCGACGCTGATCTGCTGGCAGCCGCGCCCAAACCCGTATTTGAGATACATGAAGTAGTCATGCAGCCCCGTCTGTGCGTTGTCGAGATTCTCGGCAGGCCACCAGTTAGCGGTGCAGGGCAGTTCCTGTCGCATCCCAGCAGCAGCGGCGACCCCGGCATTCTTGTGGCTGTCCCAAGGGATGTACTGCCCGAGGAAGTGGGCCTCGACCGGCTTGTTCTGGTTCGTGCGGATCATGTAATCTTCCATGTCGCGCTCGGTGATCCCCTCCATGCCAACGAAGTCATCCGGCCTAAGCCCGAGGAACCCGCCGAACTCCGAGCGCCAACGCATCGTTAGCTGCATCGCTTGCTCGCTGCCCATCGGACCCCCGTACTGATCCTGCGGGTTCTCACCGTACATCAGCAGCGTGTGCCCGGTCTGTAGCGCAACATTGAATGGGGTCGAGAATATGGCAGAGTGCTCAGGCCAAGAGATATCCCCCACCAGTTCCAGCCCGAGCCGGTTCAGTTTCGCGCGCACCGTCATGTTCGGCACGACTTCAATAGTCCGTGCGTAGCGAGCTAGGTTGTCGATATTGGCGCGACCAATTGGCGTTAGGTGACAGGTTCTGGCGGTGACGATGGTCACATCAGCGCCCATCTCTAGCAGGGTCAAGACTTGCGCACTTGAATCTTTCCCCCCTGACGATGGAACCATCACCCGCCCATGATGCCGGTCCAGCAGATCAACCAATGCCTTCTTGCGGGCGGTCCAGTCTATTAACGGGCGGCGTTCATAGCTCAGGCAGGCAGAGCAGACGCCATCAACGAACGGCGTATCAGGCCGGGTGTTCGGCATTACGCAGCGACTGCACCGTATCATGATGACCGCACCCTACGCATGGCCACGCTCAGGTTGGCCCTGTGCTCTGGTGTTTTTGGAATGCCGATTGTGGCCCGCGACATCTTCTCCCGATAATCCGGGTCGGCCCCACGCCGTTTCGATGCCTCGGACATGCGTCTCTTGGTTTCCTCGGTCTTGGGCTTTTTTGCCGCCGCCCTTAACGCCTCCATAACCACCAGAGAAGGCGTCTTTCCTTTGCGCAGGATAGACCAGCGAGCCCTGTTTCTGCGGAGTGCTTGTAGCAGCTAAGTCCCTCGCCGCCAGCCGTCAAGTTGTACCCCACTGAACGGTCCATCGCGCAAAGCTCTGAAATCCAATGGCGCTCCAATTCGGACAATCGCTCATTGGTGGTAATCCCGCTCTCTAGAACATCGACACGGAAGGCTGACCATCCATATTTCTTGATTGCGCGATGAATGCTGCACGCTTCCGTGTCATACGCCCGTGAGTGCCTGTATAACCTAGCCTCCAAGTCCACCGTCTTGCCGACATACACCTTCCCGGTGATCGTGTTTGTCAATTTATAAATCCACACTTCAGTCGCCTTTAGAAAGAAGCCAATATTGACAAGAATCGAACCCCCCCGCTTCCCCCGTCGATAGCAGCTTCATTCCGAGCGCTTCGTACAGCTTGCCAAAATTGCGCTTCCAGAGTTTCCCGGAGTGCCCGCGATACTCAACCTCGGTTTCCTCGTCGGCCTCGTATTCCACCGCGAGCACGTAACGCCCGCTGACCGTGACAATGGCGCGCATGACCGATTCCAGGTCTTGCGGGGCAACGTGGATCAGCATCCCGGCAGTGAATACCAAGTCAACCGTGCCCGGTTCGTGCAGGCCCATGATGCCCAATGCGTCGGTGCATTGAACATCGAATCCAGCTTGGCGGGCTTCTTCTACCGCTGCGGCGTTTACGTCAACACCGTACAAGTCGAGGTTCGGCGCGGTAGTCTGGATAGCGCGCAGGTTCCATCCGGCGTTGCAGCCGACTTCGAGCACGCTAGCCGGGGTGCAGTAGTGAATGGCAGACTCCCAGAACGGGATTCGCGCTTGCCAATTGACCTCGTTCCTTTTTCTGTAGGCATCGCCGAAGTCGCCAGCCCAAAAATCCTGCGTGTTCATCGTTTGTCCCTCTTGTGCAGTTCGTCGTACATCGCCTCAGCGCGGGCGAAATCCTTTTCGGTGTTGATATCGCACACCCTGCGCCCCGGCATAGGCACCATGACCGTATGCGAGTCGATCAGCGGCGCTCGCGTCATAAACGCCTCCCTGCGACCCCAGTAAAAGCACCCAGCATCCGCCAGCGGCGCGATGGATACGCTCATCGTGAACAGCGCACCCGGCTTCTGTAGCACCGCATACCCTCGGTCCAAGTCGCTTGAATCCAGCAGCGGGCTAGTCGCATAGACCACGCACGCAATCGACGCCTCGGGCCAGTCAGCAAGCACCATCCTCGCCACTTCCTGCGTACCACGGCAGCCGTCATCAACAGCGCGTCGGTGGATAGAGCACCCGTTGCGCTCGGCAATCTCGGCAATCTCGTCATCATCAGTCGAGACTATGCAGGCGTCGAACAGGCCGCACCGCTTGATCTGCGCGATGGGGTATTCGATGATAGGTTTCCCACGGAAGTCGCGGATGTTCTTGCGTGGTACGCGGACCGAGCCCCCGCGAGCCGGTATCACAGCCACCGTCAAACTCACTTGAACACCTCCGCTAGGCAGACCTCGGTAATCCTGCGGGCTACGTCGCCATTGCTCATCAACTTGTTTTCTCGCAGGCTGGCGAGCATCAACGCTATACGGGGGACTAGCGTGTCGTGATGGCGCTCCACTAGCGCGGCCTTGAGCGTCTCACCAGCGGGCTTTAGCCCGGTGTCCGCCTCGAATGCCACGTCTGTCATAGCGCAGGCGATATCGCGTGCGTTGCCGGGGTCCATCTCGATGTAGTTCACGTCGCGGTCGAACTTGAGCACGACTAACTTCTTCTCGCGCTTGACGGCTACGGACACGGGAAGTTGCTTGGTCATTTGAACGCCTCTAGTTTGCTCAAATCGGGGTAATCACTGCGCGGCAAATCTGCGTTGTGCAGCGGTAGTGCGCTCAGTTTCCACAGTAGCCTAGCGGCTACGTCCGGCGAAAGGTAGGCGTGCCACGATGGGTACGTCACTTGATCGGTCTTTGCGTCAGCGCCCTCGGTCCTGCCATCAAAGCGAGCGCGGCGTAACCATGCGTCGGCTTCGTCGTTGTCGTGCAGGATAGCGCCGCCTTGTGTGTCGGCGAGGATTTTGGTTGCATGGAATGAGACACATTGCATGTGTCCAGGTCTGAACATGCCGCTGGTGAAACGGCGGGCAGAGTCCCAGACGTGCAACGGCGAGAACTGGTACTCGCCACGCCAGTCCTCGTCGCGAAAGCCGAGATCGAGTCCTGCGTTGAGCACGCTGGCGGGCACTCCGACGTAGCTGAGTTTTGGCATCGTCACCGAGAATGGGGGGGGCCGCAGTTCTCTTGTAAACCACGCCAGCGCCATCAGAATCGCCTGCGTGCATGAGGTAGTGGTGACTGCGTATTTCGCTCCGGTATATGCGCACAGCGCGGACTCGAAGTCTTTGGTCACCTGATGCGGGTTCCGGTGACCGCTTTCCGTTTTTTCGATGTTCATTGTTTTCAACGCAGCCCACTGCGCCTCCGTGAACGTTGAGCTTTCATCGAACCACAGCCTTTTTCGTGGCTCGGGAATGTCATGCGGCATTTAGTGCCTCCCTCAGTTCGTCAACCGACATGCGCCGCGCCATCTCGCTTGTCTCGCCGGGGCGCATTGACTCGGCTAGCTTCTCGCCTGCCGTCAGCCCGGTAATGTTGTACA